GTCATTGACATCGGGGACGGTGATCTCGCTCACAGTTTGGGCCTCCGCATGTTGGCGATATCGCGCGATGCCAGCGCATGTCCGCCGCGCGCGCCTGCCTCTGCGGCTTGCTGGCCCATCGAATTGATCTGGTTGACGATATCCTGCGTCATCACCGCGCCGCGCGCATCGAGGTGGAAGTTCTGGACGACGGTCGATCCGCCTCCGCCAATCGCCGCGTTCATCTGGCCGAGCGGGATGATCGTGCCGCTGCCCTGAGGGACAAACGCTTCGACGCGGCCAGCTGATGCCGCCTCGTTGACGCGATACATCTGCCCGCCCTGGACGTAGCCACCACCCGCGCGGCCAAACAGGCCGGAAATAGAACTGATGGCAGACCCGAGCGAGAAACCGCCACCACCGCCACCGCCTCCAAACAGGGCCTCCGCTATCGGCTTCACGATTGCCTGCTGCACGGCGATGCGGATCAGGTCGGCGATGATCTGGTTAGCCACGTTCTTGAACACGTCGCCCAGCGACTTCGACCCCATGATCGCCTCGGTCAGCCCATCGTTGAGGCTGCGCAGGCCGCTGGCCGCCACGTCCTCGTAGGCCGCATTAAGCTCTGCCGCGTCCATCCGCAGGCTGTCGAGATAGGCCGCGCCCGGTCCCTGCTGCCCCTTGGCAAGTCCGGTGCGTTCTGCGCTCTGCTTGCGGGACAATTGCGCGCGGGCGGTCGATGCGTCGGCGATCTGCCCAGCGGCGATTGCCGCCTCAAGCCGCGCGGCCTCCTCCTGCTGCTGCAATTCGAGGATGCGCTGCTCGATGGCGTTGCGCTCTCCAAGGTGTGTGGCGGCATCGCGCTCTGCCTCAAGCGCGTCGAGTTCGAAGCGCAGGCTTTCCTCGCGCGCCTCGGTCTGTTGGCGGGCAATGTCTTCGGCGGCGCGGTTGTCCACCAGCGCCTTGCGGGCGGTGGCGATCTGACCTTGCAGCGCGGCGGCCTTGTTCTTTTCGGCTTGGGTCAGCGTGTCGGATGCGTTGATCCGCTCGACTTCCTGCGCGGCATCGTAATCGATCCGGCGCTTTTCGGCCTCGGCGCGCTGCTGGATATTGCCGGTCAAGTCTGCCTCGGCCAGCGCAAGGTCAACCGCCATCCGCTCAAGGTCGCCGGTCAGTTTGGCGACCGCAGCGGTGGCCTGACCAATGTCGAGCAGCGGCTTTCCGCCCAGCGCGCCAGCGAACAGGTCGCCGCCGTTCCCGCCCAGTTTCTGTGTGGGCGACAGTTTGCCAGCGCCGAAAGACGCACCAGCCCACGGATCTATCGTCTTGAGATTGAGCGGCGCGGCAAAGCCGGTGGGCTTGCTCCCCGGCTTGGGCGATGAACCACCACCGCCTGACATAACCACGCGCGAGGTGGAATTGCGCGCATCGATCCGCGCGCGCGCCGCAGCCTTGTCCTTGTCGCTGGTAAACCATCCGTCGATGACGTTCTGGTCAAGCCGGTTGGCCTGTTCCTTGCGCCAGTTCTGCCACGCCCTGATCGCGCCGCCGGTCTTGTCGATCAGGTAGACCAGCGCATTGGCCAGCGCCATGACCGAATCGATGTTGTCCGAGACCGCGCCCGCGATCTTGGCCTCCATCACCACCTTGAACTTGGCGAGCGTATCGGCGGCGTCGTCCGCCTTCCTGATCTGCTCCTCGGACAGGGCTATGCCCAGCTTGTCGTAGGCCGCCGCGAGTTCCTTGACCCCGCTCGACCCGCCCGACAGGAACGGCAGCATCTTGTAGCCCGCGCGGCTGAACAGGTCGGTTGCCACTGCGCTGCGTTCGGCATCGCTGCCCAGCCGGGCGAAGCCATCGGCCAGATCGGGCAGGATTTCCCCCGCCGTGCGCACGTTCCCGTTGGTATCGCGGACCGAGACGCCCAGCGCCGCGAAGGTATCGAGGGCCTTCTTGTTGCCCTGCGCCGCCTCGCCAAGTGACTTGGTGAGCTTTTGCAGGCCCTGGTCCATTTCCTCTTGCGACAGGCCCACCTGCGTTGCGGCGAAGCGGTAGAATTGCAGGTCTTTGGTGGTGACGCCCAGTTGCTGCGAGACCTCCCCCAGCGAGGAAGCGTATTCGAGGCCCTGGCTGATTGCCTGCCCCAGCTTGTCCATCACGAGCGCACCGGCAAAGGCAATCGCCGCGCCCTTGGCTAGGTCAAAGCCCTTACGCAGACCTTCGCCCATTTTTGCGCCGCGCTTCTCGATCGCGTCGAGCTTGTCGTCGGTGTGGCGCTGGGCCTTGGTCAGATTGGCCTGATACTGGTCAACATCAGCCTTGAGTTGCAGAATGACCGGATCAACCTGCGGCATGGATCACGCCTCCCCCTGATGGGCGGCCATGAACCGCCGAAGGGCTGGGCTAATCTCCGGCGCGCCAGCGTCCTGATCGCCAGAGCGTGCGGCCATGGCTTCGAGGTATCCAGAGATCGACAGGCGCTCCCAATCCAGCCCCATAGCGCCGCAGTTGGCGATGACCAGGCCCTTCACGAAAGCGGCGGGTCGCTTACGTCCCCGTCCTTTTTTTTTGAGCCGGTGGCCTTGGGGTCGATCCCGTAGATCGCCGCGCGCAGGACTTCCCACGCGAGGCCAAGGTCGTGGATCGCAGGCCGCGCGGGGTAGCAGTAGACCGCCACCAATTCGCGGGCCATCGTCCCACTGGTGCGGAGGTCTTCGCCGTTCACCATGCCCTCAGCGCCGCCCGCAAGGGCATTTCGGATAACAGCATGGGCATCGGACAGCATCGCGGGGGAAGGCCCGGTCAGGATGGTTGCATCGCCAAGCTGCCCGAGGTGCGCGCCAAGGTCGTGGAATACGGCGAAGATGGAATGCGGCAGCGGGTTGCCTTCGCTGTCACGCCGCGCCATCTCGCGCTCGGCGGCGATGACCTGCGGCATGGGCAGCCAGAAGCGGTAGACCCCGTCAGCGAAGTCCCGGGTGATTGCGGTGTCCACGCCTCACCATCAAGCCGCAGTCCAGGTCCACGCGCCATTGCTGGCGAGCGTGATTTCCGCCGAGGCAGTCCCTTCGCGCGGGATCGACTGGTTCGAGGCGGTCATCATGAACGACCCGGCGAAGGTGCCAAGCAGGGTGCCCGCGTCGGTGCCGTTGTCCGCGTAAACCTCGATCTTGTAGTTCTTCGCCACGCCCAGCGCGGAGTTGTAGATCGCGATCTGCGCCTTATCGATCAGGCCAGAGCCGGTAACGTCGAGCGACTTGCCGGTGGCCTTCACCTTGCGATTCGGGATTTCACCGGGCTTGGCGCAGTCGCGGACATAGCGGTCCTGCGTGCCGACAGCCTGGTTGATCGTGACGTCCTGAATGCCGCAGGCGATGGCAAATACTTCGGTGGGGGTCGCACCGTCGCCGATCTTGATGATGGCGAAATCTGCTTCGGTGGGAAGGGACATTTGCGCTGGCTCCACTGCGAAAAAGGTTCGCAGCGGACGCTAGGGCGCTGGGTTAGTCCTCGTTACCGCCGTCAGCCACCGTGCCGTCAGGGTTCAGGTGCGCCTCGATGAAGGTCACGTTGACCGCATAGGCAAGGTCAGGCCGCCCCTCGCGTTCGAGGTCGGCGGCCATGGCTTGCACGTCCATGTCAGTCAGATAGCCCTTGCGGAGCATCTGACGGAACAGCGCGAGAGTGACCGGATCGAGCGACATGGGGCGCGCAGACTAGCACGGCCCATGTCAGGACGCCAGCGCGCGCCAGTTGACCTGCGCGAACCAGTGATAGGCATCGGGCGTGTCGTCCTCAAGCAGGCGCATGTCAGTGACTTCGATCCGCACCGTGCCGCCACCTTCGAGCGCAATCCGGTTGTCAGTCAGCGCCGCCTCGATCGCAGCGCCGATGCGGCCCGCGTGGTCCTCCGCCGTCTCGATCCGCGAACCTGCGTCATAGCGGGACCGGGCGAAGGCGTGGACGTCGAACGATCCTTCGCCGCCGTTGACCCCCGCCGCGCGCAGGCGCCGCGTCACAGGGGCGCGCAGGCGGATATGCGGCCATGTCGGTTCGCCGTCCGGGTTGATGCTTGCCGCCGGAACCAGCGAGGTCAGACCGGCATTGACCTTAAGCCTTGCGAGCAGCGCGCGCCGGACGAGCCGCTGAATCCCCGTCGCCATTGACTTCCTCCGTTTCGATATGGACGCCCGCCTTCACCGCGTCGGCATAAACCTCGTCCGATACCTCGTGGGTGCCGGGCTGATAGTCGGTCGTCACGGGCAGGGTGTGGTGCGACCACGGGGCCGCGAGGGTGATGGTCTTCATGTTCCTGATCCTTTCACCAGCTTGTCGATCTCGGTCTCGAACAGGCGCTGGATTTCGGGGGCTTTGGCGTCACGGCTCGGTCGGAGAAATGGCCGTGCCTCCATCTTGCTGCTGCCGAATTCCAAGGCCGCTGAATACGGGGCTTCGCTTTTGACTTCGGCTTCAAGCGGGCCGGTCAGGCTAGATGTCAGGTGCGCCTGCAGGATTCCTGTGTCCCTGTTCGGGAATTCACCTGGGCTTGATGGAACGTGGCCTTTCCCGGAAACCGAACCGCGAGAAATGCCTTGGTGTGCGTAGGCGCGGATCATATCCGCACCGACGTACAGGACACGGTTCGCTGCCTTGATAAGGTCTGGGCCAGATAGTTTCTTGAGGCGCTGCTTGTGGGCCTCCCTGCCTTTCATAGCCATGCCCACCGCTCCCCACGCCAAATCTTCTGTATGGCCTCCTGCCCTACTCCGAACCTGACAGCTACGGAGAAAGACGATGCACTACCAGAGAGGGATTTGATCTTCCGAACATCATCTGCGGTTAGCTTGGAGCACCCATGTCGCTCCCCACGATTAGCTGTGCCATGGGCAACCCTGTCCATCATGTTCTCAGATTCAGAAGCCCACCGCAGATGACGCGGATTGACGCACGAAGGTACGCCGCAGCTATGAGCCGAGTCAGGGCGACCTTCCGGCGGTTCGCCGTGGGCCAGCATACACATCACGCGGTTGGCCCTGCGCGAGAAACTGTGAGTGACTTTGCCGTATCCGCGCCCATCTTTTCCGAATGGCCAGATCAGGCACTCATCATCATTATGATGAACGTGAGCCTCTAACCATGCCACGCCCGCAAGGTGATGCACCCCACCGAGGGGATCGCCATGCCGCAGAAAGCGGACATAGTGGGCCTTGCACCAGCCACGCGAGTTCACGCGCTTGCCGCAGCCATCAATCGAGCATAGACGGGTATCAGCCATTTTCGACTCCTCAACAGTCGGATTGGTCAGGGCCGCGCGGGAGTACCAGTCCCGTTGCGGCCCGAAATTTATGGCAGAATTCTGCGGTTCCAGCAAGGCAATCATGCGATTTTCCTTGCCCGGCACTCATACCCGATGCCCGCCGGATCGCGCACCACGCTGAGCAATTCCCACGTCCCCGCGTTGGCACCAGAGGCCACGACAATCCGCGCCTTGGTGTCCAGCGTGGCGGAGAAGGCCAGCACGATGATCCGCGCATCGGTTTCCATAAAGCCCTCGGTGGCGCGCATGGCTTGGCTGGGCGCGTCGAACTGCGCTTTGCAGGCAAGGCTGACCGGCGTCCCTGCCGCCGTGATAGAACCGCCAGTGTCGAATGTCGCGGTGCCGGGCCATGTCGCGCTCACATCCTCGAACGGCGCTCCGAATTGAGCGGCAAAGCCGGTGGCGAGGTTGGCGAACATCTGGTCCAGCACGGGCCTAGTCCATCGCCGTGGGCGGGGTCCACGCCATGCGCGGGCCAGCGAAGGCTGCGCGGCGCAGTGCCACGAACTCGCGGCCATAGACGCTGGCATCGAAGCCGGTCAGCCCCGCCACGGCATCGGAGACGGTCGCGGAGAATGTGCCGGACTTGAACGAGGTGACGCCCTGCGGAACAGCGCCGCCGATTGAGCCAGCTTCGGCCAGCTTGTGCGCCGACCATGCGAGCCGCGCGTTGGTGCGCTGGGCATCGGGCCAGTTGTCTCCCACCTCGGTCAGCGCGTCGAACAGGCGGTAGGAAATGAGGCCATCGGATACGGCGGCAAAGGCGGGATAGCGCAGTCGGAACAGCGCCAGCAGCTCGGCGGCGCGGTCGAACACGGGGAGCACAGCGCCTTCGCGGAACGTGCGCCCGCCCGCCGTGGTGATGGTAAGCGAGAACATGGCCAGCTCTTTGTCCGCGCCGCCTGACAACCATAGTGTTCCGGTGGTGTCGGTGTCCTCGGTGCTGTCGATTTCGACCGCGAAGCTGGTGACGCTGGCCGTGAAGGTCGCGATGGTGTCCCCGGCATCAAGGTCCGGTGTCCAGGTATAGTCCGCGATCTCGGCGGGGTCTTTGGCGGTCCAGACGATCATGCGGGCTACCTTACGCCTGTGGCTCGACGCTGCGTTACCGCCGTCGCGGCGCTGCGGCTGCCTTCAAGGGATGATGCGCGGCGGTCAGTGTCAGGCGTCGAAGCAATTCTCGGTTCTCGGTTGTCGTTGACATTGCGCCGATCAGAATAGGTGAGCGACATCCGAACTGTGGCTTTAGCTGACCCGCCAAGGTCTAGCGCACTTGCCGAAATGCCAGTGACAAGCACGGCGCCAGTAGATGTCCCCGCGATAAGGAGCGAACCGGAAACCGAGGCATTAACCGGCAGGGACGCGGCGCTCGAACCAGACAGGTCTATTTGCCCAGCGGCAGCACCTCGCACTGGAACCCTGCCAGACACCATCCCGTCAAGCGAGATCGATCCTGCCCCGGATCCGCGCACCAAGACGGACGATGCAGACGATCCAGCGAGGATGACCGATCCGCCAGCCGTGCCTGCAATCGCGACCCTGCCCGCTGCGCTGCCGCCAAGGTCAATGGACCCGCTGGCATCATTGGTAGGATCGCGCACTTCGCCAGCGCTGGAACCGGTAATTCCGAAGGCGCCGGAAGCCGCAGCCTTGATCGAGGTCTTGCCTTGGGCGCCGCCTACCAGAGCAAGCGTTCCCACAGCATCGCCCGACACGCTGGCAGATGCCGCCGCCGATCCGGTAATCCCGAACGAGCCGGAAGCCGCACCATGAACCGCGATAGCGCCTGCTGATGCCCCTGACAGGCCGAGCGAGCCAGACGCCGCGCCAACTACCGCCACGCTGCCCTGCGAGGCCCCGGAGAGCGCGATGGTGCCGCTGGCGGACCCGCTGACCTCGTTTGTCGCCGTCGCGCCTGTAGCGCTTCCGGTGAGACCCATAGACCCCGATGCAGTTGCCGCAATGCGCACAGTCGCGGCGGCAGAACCGGCAAGGCTAATGCTGCCCGCACCAGTTGACGCTACCGCAGCCTTGCCAGCCGCACTGCCGGTAATACCCAGCGCGCCACTGACGGAACCTGCAACCCTGACCGCCGATGCCGAGTTGCCAGATAGGCTAATCGAACCGGATGCGGTGCCTGCGACCGCGACCTCCGCGTCGCTGGAACCTGTTAGCGCAATCGTTCCACTAGTCGCGCCGGAAACCAGCGCCTTACCCGCCGACGATCCAGTGAAGGAAACCGACCCGCTGGAACTGCCGTTGGTAACCAGAACAGTATACGTGATGATGATGGCGCCCTGTGCGCCGCTGCCGCCGTTGCCCCCCGCAGCCGCACCAAAACCGCCGCCACCGCCACCGCCACCATATAGGCCGCCGGTAGCACCTGCGCCGCCCGTCGAATTGGTGTTGTTGGAGCCGCCGCCACCGCCACCGCCACCGCCCGAACCTGCGGTGCCCCCGGCGGTGATCGCATTTTCAGTGCCTGCTCCACCAGCGGCACCGGCATAGGCAGTGGCCGAGTTGGTGTTGCGTCCGGAGCCACCACCACCACCGCCGCCGTTGGTTCCGGCGCTGGGCGAAGTGCCTCCCGTTCCCCCAGATGCGCCCGAAAAAGTTAGGCCGCCGTTGCCACCAGTAATCGACGTAGCGGAAGAACCATTGCCGCCTACACCACCGCCGCCACCGCCACCGCCGTCAGCAGTGCCATATCCTGCACCGCCCGTGCCGCCGTTTGCGCTGTTCTTCGCAGCAGACCCGCCGCCGCCGCCGCCAACACCCGCGGAATTCGCGCCAGCGCCGCTTGATCCACCTGAGTATTTCGTGCTGCCCACACCGCTGGCAGACGATCCGCCTGAAACAGACGCAGGTCCTATCGCCCCAGTCCCACCTTTGGCCAAAGCGCCATCTGCGGTGGAAGTCGGAATAGCGTTGGATGTCTTGTTGAGCCAAGTGTCACCGCCAGGGGTGCCTAAGCTAGAACCCCCGGTGCCGCCCGCGCCGATCGAAACGTAGACGACAGACGACCCTGGCGATAGCCCAGACAGCGAGAGGCTGAAATTGGACAGCGCGCCACCGCCGCCGCCCGAACCCGAAAACGTGATGAAGCCAGCACTACCGGCACCGCCGCCGCCAATGACCATACCAGTGATGTTGACACTGGTGTCGAGGTCTGCGGGAACGGTCCATGTCGTACCGGAGGTAAGGAGGACGGTCTTGGTAGCCATCAACCTTCCTCTGGCGGCGGTGCGATGAAGTCGGTGCCGTCAAACGTCCAGCCCGGTCCAACCGGGGAATCGTCAGGCAGAGGCACAAGAAACGTGCCGTTTGGCGCAGGGTCGTCCCCGTCCGCGACGATGACGTTTACGACCTGCACGTTGTATTCAAGGCAGACCGCAAGGCGCGCCACGGATCAATCTCACGCTCCGCCAGCGGACAGCGTGAAGCTGGTGATCGTGACCTGCTGGCCCGAGGCAATCGAGGTGTTGTCCAGCGTCATGTCGCCGCCGCCGCCCGTCGCAGTGATGGTGCCCTGCATGTGCACCGTGGTCCCGTCGCTGGCGTAGATGCGGAAATGCCCAGCCGTGCCCGTCGCGTCGGCGCTGGCATCTTCCCAAGTGCCCGACTTCGACTTGCTGCCGCCCGATGCCGCTGCAAGCCAGTCAGACGGCAGGTTGAGCGTGGCCAGCACCGTGCCCGCATCGGCGGTGCCGCAATCAGCAGGCACGGAGCCGCTGCGAATCTTGAGAACCGCGCTGGTGCCGATAGCGGTTTCAATGGCGTCGAGTGCCGCGTTGCGGGCGGTCGTGGAGAATTGGAATGCCATGCTCTATACCCCTGTTAAATCGCCACCCCGGCCTCGACGATCTTGATCGCCAGAACGCTGGTGGACTTGGCCATGCCCAGCACAACCGGATAATCGCCCGCGGCGACGTCCGCGACCGGGCAAATCCCGCCAGCATTGCCGGACAGGTAATAAGCCACGCCCGCCGTCAACACCGCGCCAAGCGTGATATCGCCGCCGGTCAGCACCATCAGCGGCTGACCGGCGGACGCGCCGTTCAGCGCAATGCCGACGGGCGAGCGCACGGCAGCCGTGGCACTGTCCGTGTCGGCCAGCTTGTAGGTCTTGGTCGTGTCGTCGAAATAGACGACCTGCCCGGCGGTGATCGTCGCCCCGGCAGTGCCCAGGTTGGTTGTCGCATTGCTCCCGGCCAGCACGTTCGCGGCGGTGAGGGTAAGGTCGGCCATTGTCTTGTTCCCTTGTGGTTAGGGCCGCCCCGCCCGAGAGCAGAGCGGCCCCGTTGGTCCCCCCCGTCTGACGAAACGGGTTATTCTGCGGGCTTGGCCTTGGGCTTTTCAGCCTTCACCGGCTCAAACCATTCGGCGGCAAAATCGTCCGCCTCGATCACTTCACCCGGTTCCGCCTGAACCAGCGCGCCCTTGAGGTATGCGCCGCGCGGGCCGGTGCTGATGTTGCAAACCTGCGCCATAATCATGCAGCCTTTCGTGCAAATTCGCCGTGATACTTCGCCTCTCCATCCCTCCGGGCTGCAATGGCATCTTGCTTTTCATCAAACTGGCCGAGATGGACGACTTTGCCATCGGCTTTGATCCGGGCGAGCCACTGGCCGCGCGAGGCGACCCATGAGACGCCCTTGGTCCCACTGACGTTCTTCTTGGACACGCCAAGATTGTAGTTGTTCTGTCGGCGGGTCACGCTGCGCAGGTTGTCCCAGCGATTGTCAGCGCGGTCGCCGTTGACGTGATCGACTTCCATCCCCTTTGGCGGGACAGCGCCGGTCATAAACAGGAACGCCAATCGGTGGGCGCGCCAGAGCCGAGCATTGAAGTTGATGATGATGTAACCGTCCTTGTGGACAGTCCCCGCCACCTTGCCCGGATAGGTTCCTCCACCGTATCCGTTGCGCTTGACCTTCCATCGGAAGAGGCCAGTCTCTGGCTCATAGTCTACCAAAGACATGGCCCTTTCCCGGAAATCGAGCATCGTCTCACCGCTCATCACGCAACCCCCGAACTAAAATGAATCCCGGTAGACAATCGCCTTCGGCAGCCGCACTTCGCAGCCGCCGACGTTCATGATGCCGGCAACCTCATAGACGAGGCTCGACTTCTGGAACGGAGAGAGGAACTGGTGCGGTCCGGGCAGGTGGAAGCGGAGAACCTGCGGGTTGTTCTCGTAGGCCACCATGCGGGTCGAGGTGCTGGTGCCCGCGGTCTCAAGCTCACGGCTCTTGAGGATGCGCAGGCCCGGGCCAGCCGCGTTGTTCGCCAGCAGGAACGACAGGATCGTCGCGCCGCCATCGCCCAGCGGGGTCGTGGCAATGTAGTTGTAGGAGGTGATCGGCAGAACCAGCGTATCGGCAATGTGCGCGCCGTTGGTGCCGGTCTCGACCGCGCCCAGCGCGGCGTTGATGTCGCGCAGGATCTGTGCCGGGGTCTTGGCCGACCACAGGCGCGACGAGCTGGTGCCGTCATTCGCAACCTGCGCAGCCGAGGCCGATCCGTTGTTGACGAAGCCGGTCCAGCCCTTTTCCGCCACGCCAGCGGGGTTTTTGCCGGTCATCGCAAGGCCGTAGATGAAACGGTCGGCGGCCTGCACGGCAGCCTGCGCCTTGTCGCTGGCCAGCGCACGGCCCAGCTTGGCGGCGCGCTGCAGCTCCTGCGTATTCCACTCGTAGCCGATCCCGGCGAGGTGGAAGTTGCGGGTGGCCTGGCTCATCTGCGTCGATGCGTAGGGCACGTCGAACGCGCCGCCCGCGAGGAACTGCGCCTGGCCCACATTGTCCATCGAGTAGACCAGCGTGCCGACGTCCCACATATCGCCCGACGAATCGACCGACATGAACGGGCTGATGTCGAAGCTGGGATACTTCGTCATATAGACTTCGGCTTCGATGCGGTGCAGCTGCGGCGTCAGGAAGGCATAACCCACCTGAGCGTCCGAGAAGAACGCGTCGAGCTTGTCGGCGAAGGTCGCGGCGGTGCGGGCGTTGTCCGCCGCCCAGGTCGCGATGACGTGCTTCTTGAGGTCCGCGTCCGCCGCCATGAACATGACGGGATCGTGAATGCGGCCAGTCGCGGCGTCGTAGATGTTGGAGATGGCGTTCATGTCAGGCGCGCCCCCTTAGCGCTTCACAATGCGGCACAGGCCGTCAGTCACGGTTTCGTCCGCGATCCAGCCGGTCGCGATGTGAGTGGCATCGGCAGCGGTCGCGCCGACCAGATCGGCAGCGCCGCCCCCGGTGCCCACGGTCAGCGCAGCGCCATCGGTGACAGCGCCCTTGACCGCGACATAGATCGCGCCCGAGGTCAGAATGGCCGCGCTGTCATACTGAGCGTATTCGTCAGCGTCGGCGGTGGCGGTGTAGCCCTGCGCCGAGGTGGCGATGGTCCAGCCAAGGAAGGTGGCGAGAGTGCCGACCGTGGCGGTGCAGCCATGATCGCCCGAGCCGCGATAGACAGGCAGGCCGAAGCCGATGCCCGCAGAATCCTCGTTGGTGCGGGTGATGCGGTTGGACGTCTCGCCGTTGGCGATCATCCCGGCATAACCGTTGGCCAGGGTGGTGGCATAGGTGGTCTGAAGTTCAGCCATGGGTCAGCTCCTTAGGCGTAGCGAGCCGCGCGAATGGCGGCGACGACGGAGGCTCCGTCAGTGGCGGTGACCGGCGATGCCGGGGCGATGTTCTGGACAGTCTCAACCGGCTTGGCATCGACCGCCAGCACGGCGAAGGCGCCGGTGATCGCGGCGTCGTCCATGGCCTTGGCGGCATCGCCCAGCTTGGCCTCGACCACGGCGCGGCGCAGGTCCGCGTCGGTCTTGCCGTCGGTGGCGATGGTCGGGGCGATGGCCTTGACCTTGCCGATCAGCGCGGCGCGGTCGGCGACCATGGCGTCGAGTTTGGCCGGATCGAGCGCGGCCTTGGCGTCGGCCAGCTGGCTTTCCAGCGCGGTTTTCTCGCCGGTCAGGGTGCTGACCTTGGCGTTGGCGTCGGCAAGGGCGGTCTGGGCCGAGGCGATGGCCTCATCCTTCTTGGCGATCACCGCGCGAACTGCGGCCTCGTCGCCAAGGTTGACGGGCAGTCCGTCAATGGTGATCGTGGACATGAAGGTAGGCTCCTTGGTGGAAATGCCCGCAAGTGCAGCGGGATTGCTGTCGCAGAGGGCGAAGCTCTCGCCGTCCTTGATCGCGCAATTGGGTCCGGCGCGGCCCTGATCGACCAGCGCAACGTGGTTGCCGCGAATGCCGACCTGGCGCGCGTCGTAGCGCTGGCCATCGGGCGCGGTGCCGGGGGTCCAGTCGAGCTGGCACGAATAGCCGTTGGAAAGCTCGCGCTTGCCGTTCTCGACGGCAGCGATCGCGCCAGCGTCCATCAGCACGAGGTCGAAAGCGAGGTAATCGCCGTCGCGCATCGCGCCCATGATCGTGCCGCGCGCGTGGTCTTTCCAGTTCGCCGCCGTCACGGCGGTGTTGGGGTGGTCGTTGGTGATCGGTCGGCCAATGAAGCTGCGCACCGCGTCCGCGGCGAACACCTCGTTGGCATCGCGGTAGACCTTGACGACATCGGTAGGCTTGAAGGTGCTGGGCGCGCCTACCTCACCAGCAAGATAGTCGTAGGTTCCGACGCGCGCAGCCTTGGCACGGACAGCAAGGTAGCCGTCAGAAGTGCGGCGCGGGGCATCGAGGACAAGGCGGTCGGCCAGTTGCATTGGCCGATGGATAGGGCGGGGCCGGTTGGGCCGTTACCGCCGTCAGGTGCGGGTTAAGCTGGTCATTCTGGGCGGCTTGTATACAGCATCTTTGGCGGACCAGCCTTTTCGCAACCGCGCATAAATGCGCATTGGGTTTATGCCCAACTCTTCAGCCCAAGCTATGACGGTCTGGCTCTTTCCATCAATTTCCAAGAACACATTGCTTCGCCGATTGTTGCACTGCTCTTTCAGAGTGGCCCACCTGCAATTTTCAGGTGAGTAAGGGCCATCCACATCAATGCGTTCAATAGAACATCCATCCGGCCTGCGCCCCATGTCGCGTAGGAAGTTTTCGTAACCATGTTCCCCGCGCCATCGGTCACAGACATAGATGCCCCTGCCGCCATATCTGCTGTAGCCATGCTGCTTTGGATTATGGCACCTCTGGTTCATGCCATTCCAAGTCATGTATTCAGGCGTTGGTTTGCGGTTCCTGGTATCTCCATGCTTGGCCCTAGCCGCAGCTGCATCGCTCAGAAGCTCTCTTTGCAAGCACCCGCACGAATTGGCATAACCATTTTTCAAGTCCCCAGCCCGGACGGCTTTTTCAGTCCCACAGTCGCACCTGACCATAGCGCATCGCGCCTCGAACCCGCTGGATGAAACCTTGCTGGGAGCGTCGCCAATTACGGTAAGGCGTCCAAAACGGGTGACGCCGTTGAGAATCTTGGATAGAGGCTTTCGATAGCCCATGATCGCGGTCCTTTCGCGGTTATCGGTCAGGCCCAGCGCGGTGTTACCAGCACCCGTTGGGCCGCAGTTTTCCTAGCAGAATCAGAACTCGCTGTCGAGTGTCAAACATGCCCTTGCCGTGCATCCGCAGAACGGTGCGTCGGAGGGTTCGTCCCCGCTGGGCTCGCCATATTTGAACCGCTGGCCATTGCGGGCGCGGTGTTCTTCACGGGGATGCAGTTTCCCGGAATGCACCCATTCGTAATATTCCAGTCCAGCCTCTATGGCGCGGTTGGTGTTCAACTGCGCGGTGATCTTGACGGTCTGGTCCGCCGCCACGTTCAGCGCCCTCCGCCGCGCCATCCCGGTCGCCTCGCGGATTTCCTTCGCCACCTCGCGCGCCGGTGATCGCTTGTTGATGCCGCGAAACACAGCCTCGCCAATGCGGGTGCGGGTCTGTTCAGAGACGGAGCGAACCAGCCCGACGTTGCGCTCGATTGCCGCGCCAACGGTGGTCTGCGCGCCCTTGGGGCCGATCATGGTGGCAATGTCCACGCCGGTCGCGGCCTTGACGGTGGAGGACCACTTGCCCCGGTGCCAGCGCTCGGTGCGCAATGCCCATGCCTCAAGCCGCAGGCGGATCGAAAGCAGGATGCGCGTCACGGCGTCCTCGGTCGCGGACAGGACCGCGCCGACCTCTACCGGGCTGTCGGTGGTCAGGCCATCCATGGTGGCAAGGCTGCGCCCATACTGCTCGACGATCCGCTCCGACGCCTCGGACCACGCCTTGACGACCGGGGCATATGCCTCGGCGTAAAGGTCGCTGGCGAATGTTCCCGGCGCGGTGATCGGGCGGAAGGTGATCTCGCGCTTGCGGGTGCGCTTCGTGCGCGCGGCCATCGCAGCGAGGGGGATGGACATGGGCTATGCGCCTTGCGGGGTCTGCCCCTGAAGCACGGCGGGCGGAGTGTCTGGCGTTGCTCCGCCCTGACCGGCAGATGCTGGATCAACCTCCTTTCCGCTGTTGGCAAGCTCAAGCGACAGGTCCGGTTCAACGCCCCACCGCTCATCCTCGGGGATTTCTTCCAAAGCCGCCTCAAGGCCGGGCAGATAGCCCTCCTCGATCAACAGCGACTGCGCACCCTTGGCCAGCGCGCGTTCGGGCATGATGCCCATGTTCACCAGCTTCTCGATCGCGCCCACCTGCACGGCGAAGCGGTCGGCGTTGTCCTTCTCGCTCGGATTATCCAGCGGGGCGAAATCGAACCAGGCACCGGCCTCCGGGCGCTGGCCCGTCGCACTCTGCACAAGGTAGGGGTCGATGCGCTCAAGGCACGGGGCAAGCTCGAGCGTCTGCATCGCACGGACGCGCTTTTTCCAATCCTGCTGCTGGCTGTCCCCGCTCGAGTTCATGCCCTCGGGCGCGCGGCCCAGCAGGCGGGTGGCGGGAATGTCGCTGATCGCCGCCACGAACTCGGCATAGGCGGACAGAATGTCCTTAGCTCCGGCAAAGCTGTAGGTGACATCATCGATCTTCTCGGCGTTGGTGCCGTCCGTGCCGCTGTCGTAGACCGAGGCGTTGTGGATCGATTCCGCCAGCGCGATGACCGAGAGGCGGGCAGAGACGGCTTCCTCGCCGCCGGGAGCCGCGACCAGCGCGGACAGCCCCGGAATGCCGATGCGGGTCAGGCGCGCCTTGTGGAGCAGCGAGGCAAATGCCCCGCGCGCCGCATCGCTGTCCTGCACCGCGTCGAGCACCTGCGCGACCCGGCTTTCACCCCAGAACGCATCATCGCGGCCAATGGTCAGCGCGGCGAGCATCGCGGACGTGTCGGCGCGGAACGGCACCACGCGGCTCGGGTGAATGTTCATCATCGCCGCTCCGCCGGTGTTGAGCTGCCACATCAGCGGCTCGCCGTAACCGGGCAGGCGCGCGTCGTCCTGCATTGCGCTAAACGAGAGGTGCCAGCGCGAGACCACGTTGACGAAGGCGAGCTGGCCAAGGCCGATGTTGGCGGGGGCAGGCTGCGAAGGATCGCCCGGCAGGCCAAGGATCAGCGCGCCGCCACCCAGACCGCGCAGCACTTCGGCCTGCCTGATCTTGGATTGCAGGCCGAGGCGCTTTTCCTCGTCCTCGATCTTGGTAACAAGGTCGGCGTCAACCTTCCAGTCGCGCCATTCGCGCACCATGTCGAGCGCGGGAATCTGGATGATTTTCCGCATTAGGCCCGAGCCGCGATAGGCGGCGTCGATGTCCTGCTGGGTGAGCGCGATCGCCACACCATAGGTCGACGCTGCGCGCGGATCGCGGCGGGTGCCTGCGCCGGTGATGGCGTTTTTAAGACCGTCGAAAAGTTGCGTCACGGTGCCCATGCGGGCTTGGGTATGCTTACCGCCGTTTGATCGTTACCGCCGTCACCCCGCCAGAGCGGCGAGGTTGTAGGGCGCATCGCCAAGCATCAGCTCCGTCAGCGCCCAGACGAGGGCGTCCATGCGGTCGGGTGAGCCGCTGCCCTGATAGCCGGTCGTGGTGGTCATGGTCATCTGTTCCT